AGCACTCATCAGGACACCACCAGAGCGCCGAGGAATACGGCATTCAGCGGTACGACCAGCGCATCCGGTGATCACCAGCACTATCAAACCGTTGGTGCATTTAGCGGAGGCAGCTCCGGTGTTCGTACTTGGTCTGGCGCTACGCCTGGTGGCGGCGCTGAGCTGACCTTTGGCGCTGGCAACCACACCCACACCGTCACCATGGGTGGAGGTGATGGCGAGACAGCTCCTGTTCATGTGAGCTTGAACTACTTCTGCAAAATCAATTAGGGCAGGAAGGTATAACCAATGCAACCCTGGCTGCGGAATAGCATTATCGCCACCGTGGCCAGCATTGCTTTCCTATCTGTTGGCTGGGTTGGGGCCTGCACCTTCTACATCGGGCCAGTGATGTGGCAGACCTATGTGGACAGCCAGGGCAAGCTGCCAGCCACCGAGCCAACGGTCTGCCAAGACGCTGACAACCGCGCTATTCAGGTCCTAACCGGCCTACTCGCCACCCTCATCAGCCTTGGCAGTTCCATCAACTCTGATCGCTAACCCTTTGTCACTGGAGCTTCGCTGATTAGGCGGAGAAGTAAATCACATTGTCGAGATACAGCATCAGCAGCAGCACCCCAGCCAGCAGCAGTCCAGGCAGCAGACCAAGCAGCATCAGCAGCATCAGCAGCCCGAGCAGCAGACCAAGCAGCATCCCGAGCAGCAGCCTCAGCAGCCTCAGCAGCCCGAGCAGCAGCATCGGCAGCATCAGAAGCCCGAACAGCAGCATTAGCAGCCTCAGCAGCATCAGCAGCCCGAGCAGCAGCATCAGCGGCATCAGCGGTATCCCATTCTTGGCCGCTGGCGAGCATATCCATGCCTTTAATTACAGGATCAATAACTGCCTGGATGTCAAGAGACTGTTTTGGCAATGCCCGCAGCTCAGCAGCCAAGAAATGCCAACTAACTTTGGTCAAATCTTTGCCATCACGACCCACTGCAGCAGGCAATGCAGCAAAGAATGCCTTAGCCTCATTGGCAGGCAACTTCTCAAAGATTGATTCAGCAATACGTTGAACCATTACGGGCTTGTAGGTCTTGATCTCAGTCACAGCCCAAGCTCCTTAAATGCCCTGGAGGTGTAGGCCCTGCGCTCAGCAGCACCGCGTGGTGGGTACTGACCGTTGACTCGTTGGCCAACACGGTCCACATCAGGCTTGGCCTGGCAGTAGGGAACCATCCCGTTGCTATGCCACCAGAAGGCGCTGATCGACCAGGGGTAAACCTCACAGGTGTAGATCTTGCCGATCTCCATGATCTTGGGATCAGGTTTGCCGATGCTGGTCTGGTAATCGGAGAAGGCCTGGTGGTGTGCACGACCTGTGACCTGGATCCAGCCTGTTCCGGCGTACTTGATGCCATCACCAGGATGGATGTTGCCGAGGTCATGGCGACCTTCGTAGTCCTCACCGCTGGCGATCTCCAGTGGGTAACGCAGTCCGCCTGACTCCTCCCCGACCTGGCCGAGGAAGTACGCCAGGTTGAGCTGATCCAGATGAAAGGTGTTGACGGCAGCAGCCAGATCATCCATCAACCCGTCAGGCAGGCTGCTGGCAGAGCAGAGCATGATGCGGCCGAGCTGTTCTTTGGTCAGGGGCCAGGTGGTGGTCATGTGGGTGGGTTCCAGAGGATGGGTGTTTGTTTGTTGTGGTCATACTCGCCGGGCCGGAGGATGCGAGCACAACGGGCCATCTGAATGGCAAAATCAATCTCCAAGCCCGCCTTGGCATAGGCCTTGAGGACTGCCTGCCACATCTCTAGCCGTGTGGTGCATTCAGCCAGCAGTTGCGCTGCCTTGACGGGGCCAATGCCTTTGCAACCGGGGTAACCATCGGTGGCATCACCCGTCAGGATCTGCCGGTAGAAGTTGAAGTCTGCTTCCCAGGGGCTGACATCAATGATGCCCTCACCTTCCAGGTGGAGACCAGGGATGGTGCGTAGGTCCTTGTCACGGGAGACGATGATGTCTCCTGTTTCGGCCATGACGCCAAGGACATCATCACCTTCGACATTGGCCAGGGTGAGTGATGGCCAGTTCTTAGCTGCCCAATCACGGAATGCAGCAAGGCCAGCGGGCCTGCGATACTTGCGGCGATTGGACTTGTAGTCCGGGTAGATGGCATAGCGAAAGTTACTGCTGTGCCCCAGGATCAGGACGGGGCTGTGGTCTGGTGCAATGGCCTGGAAGCGATCAACCTCAGCCTCAAACGAATCCTTGGCATCGGTGATCCGACAGAGGTAGGTCCAGCAATCAGGCGTCAGCTCGACCTCGTACTCCGCTGCAGTAGCAGCACGGAATAGGTAGTAGTCCGCATCAATCAGGATTCTCATTGTCCTCCGGTGGGATGGTGCATTCACGCATCAAGCGATCCGCAACTTCATTGATAGCCAAGTGGCAAATCTTGGCTTGACCGGGATCCGGCGCCCAGGTGCGGATGATCTTGGCAATCTTGTGGATGACAATGGCCATACGACGTGGGTCGTGCAGGCTGTAGTCATCCATGGACCAGTACAGCTCAGTCAGTTCTGTGGGTAGCTTCATTTGATGACGACGGCCTTGGAACCTGGCCAGCGGTTACTGGCATAGAGCTTGGCCTTGGCTGCAGTGGCAGCACGGATCTCCACCTTCATCGGCATGGATGACTTCATGGTGACCAGTAGCTTGAACATCTTGGTCTTCTCTTTAGGCATGGGCCTGCTGATGCCATTGCCCAGATTGGGTTCACCAGGAAGCAGCGAGTTCAGCAAAGCCCGCTCGTAGTTGCGCTTAGGGCCTGCCATCACTCGTGCTCCATTGCAAGGAGGTGACGCAGGCCACGGATGTAGCCGTCGTAGTAGGCCTGTCCATGCTTGTTCTCATGCTTATAGGCCTCGTTGTAGTTTTTCATGGCCCATAAGATGAGACGTTTTACATCTGCAACAGAAACATGGATCACGCGATTGTCTTCTGTTTGTGTTGCGTGGTCTTCCGTGAAGGTTGTCATGGTCATTAGAAAGGGGTGCCGGATGGCTCTTGCCAGATTTGCTGCATGTTTTGCGTTGCCTCATCAAAGGCAAAGGACCCTGCGTAGCCGCAACGTCCCAGCATTCGGTTCTTGAGGCAATAGGAATGGGTGGTGTGGTCACCACGTTTGCGACCCATCGCCCAGATGGTGTCAGCCAGTTGGACAATGGAATGGCTGCCACGGATGTCATGGAGTTCTGGGATGCCACCGTCCTCCATGTTCTTGGTCTGACTGGAGCTACGGTTGAGGTGGTTAATGGCGATCACTGTGCATTTGGTGCCAGCGATGAAAGACCGGATGCGAGTGACCAGGGCATCGAGGTGCTTGGTGTCCTGGGCCAGGCCAGAGCCAAGAATGGTCAGGTGATCAAGGAACAGGAACTCACAGTCCAGGGAACGGACCATGTAATTCATGCGCTGCATGATTGAGTTCTCATCCAGCGACCCGAAGTGATCGAACAGTTCCAACCGACCGGAACCGGTGATGAACTTATCGGCCTGGGCGATGCGTAGCTGTTCGTCCTCGGTGATGCCTGCGTAGTTCTGCCTGGCATGGAGCTGAATGCCAGCAGCCATGCCGACAAAGCGGAAGATGGCTTCCTCTACGGTTTCCTCGAGGCCAATCCAGCCGACCTTCTTGCCCTTCTCCATTAGGCCAATGGCCAGGGCACGGGCAAAGGTGGTTTTGCCGACTCCTGAGCCTGCAACCAGCACCACCAACTGGTTGTCATAAAAGGGTGTCTTCTGGTTCCACCAGGCAAAGGCGGAATCAGTGGCCGTGCGTTTGGGTGGTTTGAGCACCAGGCCCTGGTAGTCCGAGGCCGGACGGATGCCATCAGGCCTGACCTCTTTGGCGGCCATGACGGCATCACGGACGGCCATGGACCCCAGTTCCTGCAGGGTGTCATTGGCGTCCTTCTTGGGGAAGATGACGCGCCTGACCTTGCCTGCATCAAACAGGGTCATCAGTTCCCTGGCAGCCTTCTCGCCGGGTTCATCCATGTCGGTGGCGACATAGATCACCTTGAACTGGAGGTAGAAGTCCAGTTGCTTCTTGATAAAGGCAGCAGCATTGCTGGCACCGTTGGGCACACTGATGCCAATGACCTTGCCGCCTGTGGCCTGGGTGATGGATGGGGCGTCGATCTCCCCCTCGCAGATGGCGATGGCGTCATGGTGACCAGGGTTGGCCAGGTGTGCGCCGAACCCTGCGATGGGTGTTGTGTCACCATCCCACCAGACACGGGACTTATCGGCAGTACGCCATTTGCGGGCAATGACCTTGCCGTCCTTGTCCCGGTATTGAAAGGCCAGGGTCTGGCCATCACGCTGGATGCCGTATTGCTCCAGGGTGCGGGTATCAAGGCTACGGAATGGTGCTTCCCAGGGCGTTGCAACGAAATCCCTCATGGCCCCCACAGTCGGTAGTCGGGATGGCTGGATCTGCGGTCTGGGAGTTTGTAGGTCGAACTTGTGACGGGTCTGACAACTGAAGCAGTAGGAGTGGTCTTCGTAGATGGCGAGTGCATCAGAGCTATCGCAATCAGGGCAAGGCTGATGAAAGGCAATGCGCTTTTCACTCATCGACCTCCAGGGTGGGTGCAAGGTTTTCAACCATCCCAGCGCTCTTGCCTGCATAGACAGCAAGAACCTCATGGGTGGTGTAGTTCTTATGACACTTGCTACAGACCCGATAACGGCGGATGAAGTCAGTCCTGTGCTTGACTTCCTTGACGGTTGATTCAGGGTTGCCGCAATAGGGGCAGTTGATCATGGGACCTCCCAGATGAGTTTCATAAAGATGTGAGCTTCCTTGGTGGATGCCTTGAAATGCCTTGCAGCAACAGCTCGGATGATGTTCACGTTGTCATCAGTCCAGATCAGGCCATTGCCTGCATCCATGACGCTGCCCAGGCGGTTATCCAGATCTCCCCTGGCGGGGCCATGGAAGTGAACAACCAGACAGTTGATGCGTTGCAACGGTGGATCAACCCACCATTCGCCCATGAAGGCGCGGACCTTGGCCTTCCATTCGGTGTAGACCTGATCCATGTACGGCCTGGCAGCGCGGATGGTGCTACGAGGCCGCGGCTTGGACATTGGTCTGAATGGCAGGAGCAGATCCCGACACTCAACTTGCATCAGAACGGCACGTCATCAACGGCCTGATACCCACCAGGCACTACGTCAAACATCTCCTCGGCGCTGGGTTGGCCGACGTACTCGACCAGTTCCACCACCTGGGCGGCACGGGGCTGGAAGGTCATGCCATTACCGGCATTGCCCTTCCACGCATAGATGTCAAAGCCAATGACGAGCTTGCTTCCGTTGCCGATCTCGGTCCCTGCAGGCCAGGGCCTTTTGGCTGCATCAAACAGGGTCGGCGGTTCAGATGTGGTGCCGTCCTTGCGGATGAACTCAGGCAGCTTGAACTTGATGATCACCTTGCCGTCGTCATCACCT